TATCGCAATGACAAGCGCGTTGATGTGCCTGTGAACCCTGCGCCTGCTGACTACCTGGAATGGGGCAGCGTGCTCATTGGCGCGACGCACGGACACACCTACAAGACAAAAGACCTTGAAAGCATCATGGCGTCAGACCAAGCGCAGGCATGGGGACGCACGGCAAAGCGCTACTGGTACACAGGCCACATCCATCATACGAGCAAGCAAGAGTTTAGAGGCGTGGTTGTGGAGTCGGTGCGAACGCTAGCGGCTAAAGATACATGGCACTTTGCATCAGGTTATCGCAGTGGGCGCGACATGCTAGCCATTGTGCATCACAAGCAGTGGGGCGAAGACATGCGCTTCACAGTCAGTGCAGACGCATTGCTAGACCGTATCGCGCAGGAAGCTGCCACAGAAGGCACACAAACGGGTGTACAGGCGGCATAGCGCGTTTTAAGTGACGTTTAGGTATGAATGGGCATAGTGAGCAGGAGAACTGCTAGAATGAAAAGTGTGGATATTAAACACAACGCATTCTATAGAAAGTCGCCAGCACATGCGACACAGACGTCTATTGATGTGAAGAAGGCAATGGACAACGCGCAGGCCGAGATCACAAGCATGAGGCAGGACGTTGACATTGTTGCCGTTATGAACCCCGACGCGCAAGATTCATGGACGAAAAAGCTAGAGAGCCTAGAAGTCATCAAGGCACAAGGTATGCACGCTCTGGCTGAGTACAATCAAATCCTATGGCCCGTTGTTCGTCAATTCGGATGGGATATGTACGATGAACTTATCACACACCATCCGGTGAACAACGATACCAAGATCAGTGAATTTAAACATTACAAAAACATTGTGATGCAGTCGGGGCAATTCACAGTTACGACGCCATATAGCCTTAACGTATGGGATCAACCAATATCTGAGCATCCTTTATTCGTGCCATCCCGCGAAGAATTTACAGTGGTTGTTCGCAAGTGGTATTTGCAAGGTCGCTACTTCCTCATTGGGCACGATGAACTGAATAACGTGTTGTACTTGGAAGCTATTGCCAAATAGGTCGCCTCCTAAAACACAAAAAAGCCCCGGTCATGATGACCGGGGCGATATAGTTGTGTCACTGTCAGCTATTCCTCTAAGCCAACTCCACAACAATCAAACCAAATTAATATCCCGCCTGCGGGAGACGTGCGAACCACGCGCCAATGAGCAGGCTCACGGGCAGGCTGATAGCGAACCATGCGAGTAGGAAGGCTATCATTGTATGTGTCCGCCTGTTCTATGTATGCGCTGTTCTTCTACCGCTTCCTCAATGAGGTATTTAAGGTGTATTGCGTCATTCCTGGATAGTGAGAACCAACCACCTGTGCCATCTTGGAGAGTAGAGACAGCGCACGTTGTCCATATTTGTATGGTGTCTGTTTCGCTGTCGTACTCAGCACCGCAAGCGGCCTTTGCTACGTTATCATTCATGCGTCGTCACCTGTGCCATAGTGTACGAATACCAAGTCAGCGCCTTCCTCTGCGATCACATACTCAATGACGCTGTGGTTCTCAGGCAGTTCGCCATAGGTCATGTAGTACGCTGTCTCGTAAGCACAGGGTTCAATGCGTTCCGGCAGCCAATCGTAACAAGACTTGGCATTTGCAAGCGCGTCTGCGTAGTGCTGCGGGTCAACGTACATACTCATGCTATGTCATCCTCCACATCGTCAGCCTTGATGCCATACATCGTCTGTGTGATCTTCTTCCTTGCCTGCGCGACGACTTTATCTACAACCGATGCATTATCGATGATGGTCGGGCTATACAGCTTATCTTGCAGCGCATAACCAAGCGCTACCTTAGCATAGCCTTCTAGCACCATTTGCTTGCCGACTTCCTTGCGCTGCTCTGGTGTCCAGTAGTTCACAGGCAGGTTCATCATGATCTCTAATGGCATGAAGTCGATCACAGGCGGCGTGGGTCCGGGCGTCGGGTCTGGGTCCGGTGTTGGCTCTGGTTCCGGCTCAGCCTCAACAACAGTTGTGAATACCGTGTCAGCGGCCCATCCAAACGTGCCATCACTGAAGCGCATACAGGCCCATGTGTAGGTAATGCCGTTTGGCTCCGTGCGCGTATGTTTCTCTTGGTGGTTTAGCTTGACAAGCGTTTCGACCTCAACGCGACGAATAATTGTGCCTTCACCGGGCTTGCTACCACCGCCACGTGTGCTAGGCTCACTGCGAACATTGAAGAAGTCATTGGTGTCTAGTGGTCGCACCGTCACCGCTTGCCACTTGTCGCTAGGGTAGGTGGGGAATGTCGGTAATGGCATAGGTTCATCGTCCTTATATGCAGGATCATAGACACGTTCCGGCAGCGCTTCAATGCGCGCCTGCAAAGTGAATAGGCTGTCACCATTGAATGCAGCCCATCGGTCATGCGCTGACCACGTAAAGATATTCATGCCTAAGCAGTAGTCGGGATAGACCTTATCCATATACTCGAACTGGTCAGCAAGGCTATGCTCCCATGACTGATATGGATACGTCTTTTCAAGGAAGTTCTTAAGCGTCCAGAAGCCTTCGCTATCACCGCCATACTTAGCGCGGAATGCCTGTTCTAATGTCGTGCCACTGTATGACCTGTTGGCTTCGATCTTGTCATGCACGCACTCAATGATGACCAGCGGTATAGGTGTCTCAATGCCTAGCTCCTGCCTGCGAATATCGATCCAGTGCCAGCGTAGCAAGTTCCATAACTCAGGATAATTACCCGGGCCACCTAAGTCTATTGACTCAGGCCAGTTGCTTTTTTGCAGACGATCCTTGTCGAATAGGTTTGCGGGGAAGTCATGCATGAAGTATGCAGGCGCATGACCAAATACATAATCAGTCACGCCATGCAGCAAATAGCCGCGCCATTTATCCAGGCCGCGCACAAAGAAGTCCATATCGCCGCTACTGATCTTACCCAGATCATAGGACTTAGTGACAGCAAAGCCTGTGATCTGTCGGTAGTCTGTGCCTAGTTCCTCTTGCAAGTCCAGATGCCAGCGCGCAGCCTCGTCAAATAATTCAGCGTCAAAGCCCGGAACGCGTGGGTCATCGGTGCTAGGCTCATTACTCAGCAGCCTAAAGCCCTTCCAGTTCTTGGGCGTGGTGCTGCGGATGTAGTCAGCGGCTTTCTTGACTGACCATGAGCGCCATAGTTGCGTGTCTTCAGGAAAGTAATGGCGGTCGATGATGATGCTATCAGGCAAGCGCTCTTGCAACTGATGCGACAGCGCGGAGTTATCCATCAAGGTGATGAGCGTTGGCTTGGTGGCATCAGCATGAGCAAGAAAACGGCCCATATCTTTTATTGCTAGACCGTTCACATTCCAATGGAAGCGTGAGCCGCGAATGACGCGGCCCATGCCATAGTCGGGGAAGGTGAGCATTATGCACCTTTGTCCTCAAGTAGCTTGCACAACTTATCTATGCTGTCAGCAAGCCTGTTGATGCTGTTAATTAGCGCTTGGTTGTGGATGTAGTCAAATGCAGTCACAGGGTCTTCTACAGGGTCAGGCTTCCAGCATGTATGTGAGTCATGGTAACCATACCAAACGCCGCACTTAGGGCATAAGTGCATTTGAGGTGAAGTGATGGTTAACGATCCCTGCTTAGCAGGCCAAGAGTCATAGATAGGCATATCAACCCGCCTGTGGTCTACGTGCATCTTCAATAGCGCGTTTCAGAGACACAATGTCTGTCTTGCGTGCTTCCTTCAAACCTTCGATCTCAGCACGTAATACAGTAACTTCCTGTTCATCACTGTCACCACCCTGCACACCTTCCAATGATTCCTTGAAAGCACGCAGAATATCAGCGAATTGGTGCAGCACTTCGCTACCAAGGATGACAAACAGCGACATCGCAATGACGATGATGGCATTGTCCACTTCAGCCAGGATGGGCGCTGCATCGCGCACTTCCGCGATTTGCGTAGACATTGACACGAAGATAATGCTGATAAAGAAGCGCGAAATATACATGAAGACAAGGCGCGCACCCTCTGACAACATCTCACCAATGGGATCGAACAGGGTGGGCTTCAATGTGTCGATCAGACCAGTGACCGCGCCTGACAAACCAATAGCGATTAGAAGCAATGCTTCTGCTTGACTTACAGCACCGATAATATCCATGTTGTGTTCTCCTGTATACAGTTTGGCTTAAGCCTTCGTAATAACGCATTAAATAGAGAAGCCCCCTGTGGGGGTAGGGGGCTTGGGTGAGTGTAGTCCTGAAGGGGACTCCTATGTTGCGAATATTATAGCACGTTTATTCTATAAATTATATTAGAAAACGTACTGTTAATGTTTGTATTTATATACGGTAAGCGGCGGGGATAGGGGGCCACCGCTACCGTGTCGGGAATGCTAGCTAGGATGCCTTGGGCATATCCTCTGCGTCGGACGGTTTCTGCGGTGCGGCAAGCTCTGATGTGTCGGCAGGCATCGTATAGCGCTTGATCTGTCGCATGTATCCGCGCAAGTCTTCTGTTTCGCCTGAAAAGAATTGCTTGGTTTCAGATAGCGCCTGATTGATACGCAGCACTTCGGACTTCATGTTATCAAGCACAGATGTTGTGCCTGTCTGGCGATTCATGGCCTTGCCTTCGTGGTCGTGCTGTGCGTTGAGGATGTCTTGCGTGCTAACCTTGATAAGCTGCTTGATAACATCAAGCTCACGCAGCACGGCTTCGCCACTCTCAACGCTCTTGAAAGAGTAGGTGGCTGCGCTTGAGGCTTGGCCTTCGATACGCGCAGCGGTATCGACCAATGTGTCAATACTTTTTTGCTGACGGTCTAATATTTCGATGGCCTTTGCATTCTGTTGCAATGACTCTGCGTTCTGGTTCTGTGCTGTGCGCCCTTGCTCCACAACGCGCCAGCCGATACGTAGTAGCTGTATAATTGCAATGCCAAGCACCACAGCAACTACTGCCACGCTGCCCGTTTCCAGAAGCTTCTGGAATGCGCTTATGGTTTCCGCGTCCATGAATTGCTCCAATGCTTGATCCAACAGTTGATAGTACATGCGAAAATCTCCCGTATTCGCCAATTGAAAAGCGCTTACCAACGTGGCGGGTTACGGGAGCAACCACATCGCTAGCAAGCGCTCATCTTATGATAGCATCATTTTGTTGATGCTTATTAATTGTTTACAAGTTGTTATGTGTTATGACGTTGAGATAATGCCGCCCAGCTGCGCGACCACTTCTATCTTTACGTCTACTGTTAGTGTCACGCCTGTGTAGGCGCTGTCGTAAAAGACAACAAGCTCGGCGTACTTGCTTGCGCCCGTTGTCAATAGCTTGGATACTGTAAATGTGGTTGGGTCTTCTTTGAACAAATACCCTGTATGTACCTTATCTACCTCAACGACCGAACCACCATCCACACGCCATGCTGCCCAACCACGAAAACCTGCACCTGCCTGCGGTGTGGTGAAGTCTTGCTTATAGGTTATTGTTGCTGTCAAAGTGTAGTAGTAACCCACACGGTCATCATCGACGCCTTTGAAGCCAATAAACTGACCGCCTGAGTCCCACATGTCCCAATCGTCTTCAATTGGCGACGGTACAATCACATTTTGACTACCTGCGCTAATGCTCTGATCCTCAACAGAGAAGATACCCGCAGGCATGTAGGCTTCCCAACCGCCTAGTTCACCTGTTGGTTGCCATGATGGTATACCACTGCTAATAGCCAACGTATCTGACTCATTGCCCGGCGTGAGCATCTCCCAATTGCCTGTGCCTGACCGATACACAGCAAGCGTGCCATCTTCGATGTTGGTTGTATCCACATCACCCAGGTCAGCGTAGTTCTCTGCACCGCCACTTGCTGCACCCGGCACGACATTACCGCCTGAGTCGAATACAAGCACGTCGCCTTCGGTAGCTGCTGATATGTCGCCTACGCCTACGATGTCTTGTAGGCCCGGTATCCAAGCCCATGCCGCCTTGTTGAACATTTTGTGCGGGTCTTGTGTGATAGCGGTCATGCCATTGGATAGCGCGATGATGTCTAGCGGGATGTGCTGCGTATCAGGGACGGGCACACTGCCAAACATGTCTTCAAGCAGGTTGGATGCATCGTAAGCGCTGCTGGTCTGCTTATAGCTCAGCGTGTTGTCAGATGGGTCATACTGGATCAGTACCGCGATAGCTTGGTTGGGCGTGGTTGGCACATCGATAGCGCTGCTCTCGGTGTCCAATGGTGACGTGTTAAAGAAGTCTGTCAGCATGGGTTTTTGGTAGTGCCAAGCACCGTTGTACCAATAGGTGAACCCGGTCACGTACACACGCATCGAAGGCGGGTTGGTGGGCTTCACCATGCCACCATAGCGGATGTCGCTCATGTTGACGATCTGCGGCGGGATAGGTGGCCTTGACTGATAGAACGGCTTTGCGGCGGTTGGATCGATACCAACGACCATTGGCCCGATGCTCAGGTACTTGACTTCGACCACATTATCATACTCGAAGTTGAAGCCAAGCCTGCCATTGGCAGCGATCACAACCGCATCGCTGCCCGGTTCACGGATATACAGTTCTGTGCGCGTCTGATCTGTGTAGACATCGCGGGTCAAGGGGTTGCCAACCACGCGGGTCACGGACTGGCGCACGCTGTCGCCTAGTTCGATCTCAAGATCTTTTTGGAAGTCGGGCAGTTTGTACGATATGGTCATGGTTCACCTATTGCGTATGCACGACGCGCTTGATCTCGCTTACGGTAATGACGCTGCCTAGGTTGCCAATGCGGCTGTCAATGACTGTGCCATCGTCGGTTGTAGTGGCTAGCGCGTCATCGCCTGCGAGTAGGATAAACTCAGCACTGCGCTCAACGAAGCGGTAGTCGGTGTCATCGCTCTCTTGTGACCACGTTTGCGCGGCGTCTGTGCTGTACCACCATTCACCTACCTCGGTATCGTCGTCGTAGGTCATGCATTCGATGTTGTCATTGTTTGCGCGGTCTACTGCAAGGCCACCAGGATACTTACAATATGCGCCTGTGTATGGGCTTACATTCGTCCACGAAGGCGAACTGCTTGGCAATTCGCAGTAGTAGATAGCAGGCGTTTGCGATCGATAGGTGACAACGATATTGTCAATATAGGCCGCGTCGCTGGCTGCGGTGATACCCGGTGCAATGGCGATGATAAGATCAGTTGACGACAGTGTGCGGCGAACATTTGCACCGTATTCTGTCCATATAGAAGGCGCTGCACCTGTGACGTCAGCGATGGTTACATTGCCACCATTAAGGCCGCTTGCGATGATATTGCGCGTGCCGCCTGCGCTATCCCACTTTGCATCCAATTCAATACGCTTGATATACGCGCCGTTTGGAAAGCCGTCGATGTCAATGCGCCCACGCTGCACGGTAGGGCTGGTGTAGTCGGCTGTCACATCAACCTGCATGTGATCTGATGGGTTGCCACCTGTGGTTTCTTCGGTGGTTGTGATCTGCGCTATAGTGCTATCTAGTGAGTAGTTGGTATGCCCAACACCACCAAACGGGATGCTTATGGTTTCCTCTGCATAGGTTGTGAAGCTGACATATAGGTCGCCATTGCCATCTATCGCAATAGCTGTTGGTGGTGACTGATAGCGTGGCGTTGAAGACAGTGCGCTAAAGCTGCCTGTACCCTCTGCCATATAGATGCCATACTCGCCTGTGCCGTCTGGTCCCGGCACGTACAAAAATTCTAGGTCATAAGCCATGCCAAATGGCGCATTGTTGTTATAGCTGTCGTCGGTGATACTGCTGCCAATTTGCGTCAGTGATCCAAATGTGCTACCACTATTTGACGACCGCGCCACCTTAATGCCCGTGCCATCCTTCACACCCACTGCGATGTGCTCCGGCGCATACTTACTCACGCGCACCTGTGCGTTCGTGGTGGCTGTGGTATCTGCCATCGTCCACGTTTCGACCTCACTTACCACGATGTTCGCAGCATAGATGTCGTACACGCAATACAGGTAAACAGTCGTACCGCTGATGCTAACCACATACATGCCAATGGCTAGGCTGTCGTTGCTGCCTGTGAAGCCCGGACTGCCCCAGTCAATGCAAATGTCGCAGACGGTGCCTGTAACTTTGCTGCTCAGGTTGTTCCATTGTGGCGATGCAGACTGTGCGGTGTAGGTGTTGGCCCATGCGCCTGCATCGTTGACGATGTGCATGGCGGTGGGCAGTTTGTCGTTACCAGGACTGTAAGGCTCATAGTCAGGGTTGCTGAGCAGGCTACTGCTACCAATGATACGCTCTTCACCCGGTAGCCCAAACGTCTCATGAACAATGGTGCCTGTGACGAACTTGGTAATATCTCCATCATCCAGGCCATACTCTACACTCACTGACTGATGTTGAATACGGTTGCTGTCAAAGCCTATGCCCGTTGGATCGAATGAGGCATCATAGTCATAACGCGACCACAGCAGGTATACCGGGTCGAATACGTCCAGGTTGTAGGCATAGGGCGTGGGTGTTGGCCCGTATGGGCTGTTCTTCTCTGCCATAAAGTGGCCTGTGACACGAAGTAGCTCTGCAAGTCCCTCTGCGGGTGTCACATAAAAGGATGGTAATTCATCAGAGGCCGTGCCCTGATACCAGCGCTTCCAGCCCAGCCAACCCTTTGTGGTGTTCTCACCAGACCAATTTATGCAGCTTGTCTTGACCTCCATCATGGCGCTTGTTTGGCGCTTTAGCCACCTAATAACGCCCTTCAGAAGGTCGCGTGCATCAATGGTCATCAGCACTGCGACAGCGTTGCGTGTAGTGGTGTCCCTGTAAATTGGGTTTTTACGCAGCACTATCGTACCATCTGCAGCGCTGCCCACGTTGCCCAGCAGGTTGCGTGCGGCTAAGTCCATCGCGGCGGCTAAGTTTGTGCCTTCATAGTTGTGGATACCAACATACGGTTCATTGTAGGCATGGTTGCCTGCATCGAAGTCATGCATAGCAAGCATGTTCGGACACAGCCACTTCATGCAATGATAGAGCGTGAACTCATTATTGCTGATGATATAGTTGACCTCTGCCCAATTAGTGGGTGTGCTGTTGACGCCTTCCACATATTGCGCCACATGTACCACATGCTTGGCGTATGGCTTTGGCCCCAAGACGGTTAGCTCTATCTCGCCTATCTCGCTATCGTGCGAGATGTCCAGTTCGGACACATAGCCAATGAACGTGTCTAGCAGCACGCCTGCTGTCAGCGCGCCGCCGTCGAAGTGCGCGACCTCCTGAATAAGCACGCCTGTGCTAGGTAGCAGGTCGTAGTCATTGCACACGATATTCAATGTGGCCTCGTGGCCTTCCCGCGTGCGGGATATGCTAGCGCCTGTGAGTGTGTAGTCCTGATCCAGCGACGTATAATTCACACCGTCAGCAACGAATAGCCATGTGTAAGCTACGCTGACTTTGCTGTTCTCGTCGGTAATGGTCAGCTTGATAAGGTGCTGGCCTGCGGTTGCACTCACGCCTATGACTGCGCTTGTGAGCATTCCGCTGGTGAGCGTCACACCCGTTGGCAGTTCCCACTGATAGCCACCCACAATGGAGGCGTCGTTGATTGAATAGGACGTGTTGCTGCTGCCTTTAGGTAGCGTGAAGCTGGCACTACCGCCCACTGCAATTTTCGCCCCCTGCCAGGGACCAGCATTGGCAACAGGTGGTGGACTAATGTTCTGGTCAGTGTAGGGCACATCCCACTGCATGTAGAATACCCGTTCCTGAATGGTGGAATACATACCCCAGGGCGGCAGATGCTTATAGATCGTTACGCTATCACCTACCTGCACGACGCTTTCGATAAGCTGCGGGTAGCCCGGTGAGCCTGAATAGGTGGTCGATATATACAGCGTGTCTGATAACGGCGACTTCCTGACCACAGCATAGCAGCGTGTCGTGCCACTGTTGTGGATATGCACCAGCATACCGACCTCAACGTCTGACCAGTTGCTTGTGCTGCCCACTGTGACCTGCACGAATGGGAAGCTAGCAGGCACAGCAGTAATGGTCGCAGTGGCAACGGTTTCAGCCTTCACAGCGTATATGTCCAGGCGTTCGACCTGTTGTGACCCGCGCAATTTAAGCAGGTCTGCGCTATCAATTGCTGACGTTGCCATTAACCCAACCTACCATTACGCAATGGAATAACCACTTCACCGAAGTAGCCCCGCCTCCCCGTGAGGCGGTAGCTTGCTTCATTGCTATCTAAGAACCACTTTGCCTCATTCTGAATAGTGATCCAACCGTCAGTGCCTAGTTCTTTGTTGCCACTGAACACGTAGGCGGTTGTATTGGCGACAGGTGACTCGCCAAATATCTCAGTCCACAAGTGTGCCACCATATCAGGTGTTAGCACCGGGAACACAAGGTCATACTTCCAACTACCATAGTAATTGCCACCCTGGAAGCCGCGCACAATAGGCCGTGTGCCTGCATCGCGTGCGGTGACTGTCCATCTTGCAAACTGGCCTACCATGTCGGTCAAGATAGGGAAGTCTCCAGCGGGATTACCTGCGATAATGCTATCGTCGTCAGCAAGCAGGGTCGCTTCGCTGATATGCCCTGCGGCCCATCGTATGACGCTCATGCGACCCTCCCGCTGTTCCGGCGTGCGTTGCGTACAGCGCCCATAACCTGACCTACAATTTCTCTGCCAAACTCATTGAATGTGGCGCCGACCTCTGACTTGCTTGCAATGTCGCCCACAGTGAATTGTCCGGTGATGTTGAAGACGAATTGCTCACGACTGCCACCACCGCCAATGCCCATACGATCTAACGCAGGCCCAATGCCCTCGCTCTTGCGGAATGGGATCACAGCCTCATAGACACCCCTGCGTGCGTCTTCGCCCATGCGTGCATAGGTTAGCTCGTCAATAACACCGCCCGTTGCAAACGCGCTAAAGCGTGGCCCACTCGCACCGCGTCCCGGTGTGCTGCGTGAACTACTATTGCGTGGCGCGGTATCGCGGCTGTTGCGACTTGCTGCGGCTGTAGCTGAGCGCAGGCTGTTGATAGTGGCCTGCAAGCTTCTAGCAGCGACCTGCAATTCGCGTGTGCTGTATGTCACTTGCGTGATGGCATTTGCTTGCTGCTGTAAGTTAGTTAGCTGTTGGTTCAGGTCACGCTGTCTGCGCGATTCAGCAATGGCCTCATCACGTTCACGACGTTGCTGCTGTCTACGGCGTTCTTCTTCGATCTCACGTTCACGCTCTAAGAAGGCGGCTGTACTTTCGTCAATGTATGCCTTGATAGCCGTCTTTTCTTCTTCAATAGCTGTTTTAAGCTCATCACGACGCTGTGCATAGCTGTCGCGGATAGCCTGCTGTTCTTTGGCTAACCCGGCTTGTATATCAGCAAGTCGCTTTTGGAAGGCTTCCTGTTCACGCCTGCGCTCTACCTCAAAGTTATCAGCGCGCTCTTTGGCGGTATCAGCCTCATCTTCAACGCTGCGGCGCAAAGCTTTATCACGGTCGCGCTCAGCACTTAGCAATGCTTCCACATCGCCTGTTGCCATCGCTTGATTGATGCTGTCGGCACTATCTTCGAGAATGCGCTTGCGTTCTTTTTCGCCGCTAGCTGTGATCTTATTCAGTTCACGGTTTAAATCTTCCGCGTCCTGTTTCGACTTCTCGCCGTACTCACGAATGACATCAGCGCGTTCTTCCTGCGCTTCGACCTCTGCGGCGCGTAGTTCCTGTGCGCGCTTCAGTGGTAGGTTATTCAGTTCATCAAACAGCTTTGCAAGGCGCTTGTTAGAAGCCTCTTTGGCCTTCTCAATGGCACTGTTGAACTGCTTAGCACGCTGTTGCTCTGCGCGATAGGCATCCTCACGCGCATCACGTTGCCTGTTGAGTTCATCAACTAGGCGGTCGCCTGCGGCTTGGTCATAGCTGGCACGCAGGTCTATCGCTTGCTTCTCTAGCTGTGCAAGCTGCTGTGCTGCGGAGGCAGCCTGTTGGCGTGATGCAGCGAGTTCTTCTTCACTTTGTGCAGCGTCGTTGGCAGCGGTTTCGCCACTTGCAATAGCCCGTGTAAGCGCATTCGCCTGTGCTTCATAGTCGGCGGCAGCGTCTTTGGATTTATTAATTTGCTCAACGAGTGCTTCTTCCCGTGTGTCGACCACCTTAAGCGCGGTACCAAGCAACCCCAGGCTGTTGATATTGTCATCATAGGCTGACTCAATATCGCGTATTCTCTGAAGCTCGTCTTCACGCAACTTATTAAGTCGCTCTATCTCGGCCTCAGCGTCTTCAGTTGTTAGGCCATCAATTACCTGCTGTGAGACATTGCGCTGTGCTTCAAGGGTTGCCGTCATTTGCTTGGCTTGTTCTTCGGCCCCGCGCGCATAATTAGCAAAAGCTAATGCTATAGTTGCCAGTGCCCCAGCAACCAACAGGCCCGCAGGACCCAGCGTGGCAGCGGCCTGCGCAATAGTTTGCGGTAGTCCAGACAGCGCAGTCTTTAGGCGTGGCAGTTCTTCGATGAGCGCGAATACTTCACCAGCAGGGCCAATACTGCCACCGGATAGAGCATTCAGTGCACCAAGGTTAGATTGAATATCACCAGCGAGTCCAACGTTTCGACTAACCCGGTCAAACTCATCTTGCCTGAGTTGAATCTTCTTAAAGCGCTCAAGTTCTTCCTTGGCGCGCCGCACTTCCCTGTAGACTTCTTCAAAGCCGATAGCAACCTTACCGACTTCTTTTTCAGTGAAGCCAAGTTTACGCAGGTCGTTTTGCAGGTCGATCACCGCGCCATCAGGCAGGCCAATGCGCGCCGCAAGCTCAGCAAAGCGCTTGCCAAGCTTCTGTACCTGAGTATCGTCTGTCGCTTCTCTCAGGTCTTTTTTAAGCTCGTTAAACGCCTTTGTGACGCGCTTCTGCGTTGAGTCGTCGGTTTCCCATCGTATGCGGTTGATAATTTCATTGGGTGTGGACTGAGCCATTGTTTACCGCCTGCGGGATACTGAGGGTTAGAGTGTGTCTAGCGCGACAAAGCCTTCGTCTTCGCTGACTTCATAGAGGCCACCGTATTGGTGCAAATAGCGTCGCCAGCCCATGACACGGCGCAAAATGGTCATGTCATGCACACGCTTGCGATCTTGGTCTTCTAAGCCGCCGACACCGGGAAGGATACCGTAGTTCTCAAGGAAGCTAATGCAGTCTAGCGTGAAGTTAATTTCCTCTTTGGTGTTATAGTGCAAACCAAAGTCTGACAGATCGCTAAAGTCAACCGTTGGTGTCTCGCCTTTGTCAAGCGCCTTCTTAATTGCCGCTTCTTCTGCAATTTGCTTGTCGAACTCATCAAGCCAGTTCTGACGCCATATATCCCGCTTCTTTGCAACGGATGGTAGCTCAAGTCGTTCTTCAGATAATTGCTTAGGCGGTAGCAAGTCTATGTCTGTGGTTGCGCTGTCTAGCAAGTCGATGGCATCAAACCATACTTTCATTAGCTCTTTGCTGTCTTCACGATCAAACAGCTTAATGAGCGCAGTCAGCAATGTATCCAATGGTGCGCGCGTGCTAGGCCATTCAAAGCCCAAGCCTTTGACGGACTTAGAGAACACCATAAGCTCTGCAAACTTCCGGCGTTCGGTCCAGTCTGCAAGGTGCAAGCCTGTGCTATCAGGCGTTGATCCTACCTTCAGGATGTGGTGCAGGGAAGCAAGCTCCAGCTCATCACGGTAGGTCAGTGAACGCACGGTTGCACTGACCTCACCCTGAGCGCTCACATGCTTAAATGTGTGCGTTCTCATTAGCTAGCTAGTCCCAGGTGTTCATACAAAACAAAGACCTGTTCACCAGCCGCAGGTATGCTTCCAGACTCGAATGTCAGCACGCCTGTGCCTGTGTCAACAGTGTAGTCTGTTGTGTAGGTTTGCTTTGTGCCAGCGACCCACACCTGTACCTTATTGCCAGTTGCGGCGGCGGGGAGGTATTGCAAAGCGATCTCGTCTTCCGCACCATCGCCACGCATGAATGACATTGAAACGCGGTTCTCTGACCAGAAACGAATGGTTACACCGTCTGACACACCAAAGCCTGCGGTTGCTACATTCGCGCCCCAGGGTGTGGCGTTGGTGCGGTTGCCGCGAATGCTATAGCGGTCTGGAGAATGGTTCGCGCCAGTCTGCATACTGTCGGTGTCGATTGCTGCGGCTGTACCACGCATAACCAGCATGTGTGCAAAACCACTCGCACCCGTTACGGCGTGCTTGGCCTTCTGTGTTAGTAGAACGGACATGTCGGGGTAGACAGGTGCGGACGGCTGGCTGATGAGCATTGTCAGATCGCCCTCAGCTACCAATGTTGTGCCCTCTGACAGCGCCCGGAAGTCAAGATCAAACGGCGCTACCGCTACACTGAAGGTAGGCAGCGCATTCCCAGGGAACTGAAAACCCTGCTGAATGACGTCATCACCCGGCACATCCAAGTATTCCGGCTCAGGGAATGATGGCCCAAAGTTCTGAGCGCCCAATAGTCGTCCCATGTTGCTGGTGCTGCCATTGGCTAGCGTGAGCGCCGTACCAACGCCATACCCATCACCGTCCAATGCAGCCCATTGGGCGCGGTCGATACCCGCAGCGATGAACTGCTTAACATTTACTACCATAATTATGACTCCTCATCATGTGATAGCTCATCTTGCGATGGCTCGTCTTCTGAACTGACGACAGGCTCTATGGCAGCATTCGCAGTCAACGACCGGGTTGCTTCAATGAGCATGTCTTGTGTTACACCCCTGAGTGTGCTTGTGTAGCGCACAAAAAATGACGTACCTTTGACACGCCATCTCGGTGTATTGCTATCGATCAATGCACCACTAATGATGCATCGCTGCGGCTCTCTGAATATGCGCCCCTTAGCGTTGTATTCGCCGTAGAGCGCTTTATCTAAGACATCAGGCATATGAACCCCTTAGCTAAATGCTTCTTCGATTTGCACGACGAATGGCAGGATAATGGGCACTTCAAAACCAACATACTGGTTGTTGATAACGCCGTACCCCGCACCTTGGCCTAGTGTCACACCTTCTTCATTTAGCCACAGTGGCACATCGTCGCTTGCGCTTAGCTTCAATGACCGATGTGCTAGGAAGTATTCGATAAACTCCGGCACATACTCAAACTGTATCTTGTTCGCCAGCACACTATTTATATCCTGTGCAATTGTGCCTGCGACCATCACTGCGCGGAATGTAACCTCAATATTCCAGTAGTCATTCGCAAATTCTCGGTGTGTAACTACTCGTATGAAGTTATTCCAGTAGGGAGGTTGCAAAGCAGTCATCGCTTCCGTGCTGGTTGCAACTGTGACGTTAGGCGTGGCTAGTCGCTGCATTGCAAAGATGCGGTCTTTGGCTGTGCTAAGTCCTTGTGTGAAGGTCATATCAGATGCCTATGCTCTCATATCTACGGAGGCGCGCCACTGCGACTGACCATTCTTTTTCTAAGTCAGCCGGGAACTCTTGCGTCACTACGCCGCTTGCTGTCTCGAACTGCACACGCTCGAACTGCGAACGACGCTTCACCAGGAAGGCCGCAGACCGCGCTACAACGCGCTGTATCTGGTGCATGGCCTGCCATACGCTGATAGCCGCTTCCTCGTCGTGCGTGGCTGCTGTGCTGCCATTGGCCCCGCGCTGTACAGTGAGTGTGTTGGCGTCACTATCGACTGATAGCACCGTCATGTATTCGTCGTCAATGCGAATGAGCATCCCTGGCGAAAAACGCGCATAGCCTGTCAGCGGGTTTACAGCGTCCACGTCGGCAACAGTTAGCGTCGTACCTGTGGTATCACTGACATTGGCAGCTAGCGCGTCACCGCTTGCGACCCATGCATTAGCATAGTCTTCGTGATAGCCCCATATACCTGCAACCGATATAGCTTCTACCCAGTCGCCTGTGTACTGATGCCAGCCGCCGTAGGCAGACAAGCCTTGCAGTGCATAGGCCACCGTATCGCGTGGATATAGGCGGTAGTCCGTGTCAGCTACAAGCGCTGTGTCATTGCCATCCGTTACCGCATTTGCTTCAAGCAGGGGATAGCGCAGGAACAGCCGCTTCTTACCATAGTCGATGCTGTGGTCACCACGCGCATCGTAGTAGCGCGTCTTAATGACAGGTGCAAATACCTGATTGCACTCAGCCTCAAAGCGCGCTGTTAGTTGACGTAGCACACCTAGAGTAAAGGCGTCGTTTGCTTCGTTGGTCGCATCAAACTCAGTCTTGGCCTGTTCCAGTGTGGCATATGTGTAGAGTTGCATGGCTACCTCCTGCGCGGCGGTGTGCGCGTGTACCCGCGCCTGCTAGCGACTGCCTGACCCATATCCTGCACAGCAGCGTTGTATAGCTCTGCGAAGCGTGCTTGCATGGCATCGTATTCTTCGTTGACGACCTGTGCTTGCAGAGGCCATCCTGTGATCTGATGGAAGCGCTGTTGGAAGCGACCTGCACCGCGTGAACCAAAGCCCACGTTGGAGAGCGTCGCACCACCATAGACGAATGGTCCATAAGGCGTGTTGTTTTGCGCGATCATCGTGAAGCTGTTGCCACTGAACGTACTGCTGATGACCCAGGCATTCTGTAGTGCGCCCGTGCGGCCTGTCCACTCGCCCCGGCGTATCTTCGCCATAACATAGCGACGCTGCTTAGGCGTGGCGTGTTCAGCGAATGCACCCGGCACAGGTGGCCCCGGTTCGACCGTCAGCCTGTCGCTGATACGTGGCTGGAACTCCTGCGCTACCTGTGTGCCAACCTGCTCAACGATATTGCTGTTGATGAATGCTATTTGGTTGTCGATGACAGCAGTGTCTATGGTGGAGCGTGTGAGGAACATTATTCGTCTTCGCTGTCGTCTTCGTCGGTGCTGTCTTCAGGGTCAGCCTCAAGTGCAGCAAGGAAGTCGCGCACATCATCAACACCAATGTGACCACCATCAGGTAGCACATCTACAGGCTCAAAGCCTGCATCTTCTAGCGCCTTCTGTGCGTGTGGTGTCACGGTCCACTTTTGCTGTTTTTCGTCTTCATCAGACTCTTGTGGGGTTACTTCCGGTTCATCAACTTCGATAACTTCCGCGTGACGTGTTTCGACCAGATAGCGGCCTTTGCCGTGCAGCGCTTTGTCTTTGATGTCGTATTCGCCGGGTGCGATGGATACACCATCAGCACTGCGGTAGTCTTTGGGTAAGCGTATCTTCATGCTAGTCCCTCGTCTCTATGATGCTAATGGTAACGATGCACTTCTCTGTTTGGCTTACTGTGCCATTTGCTAATGTGATAGCAAGGTTGTTCAGGTTGATATAAAACGGCTTGTATGACCCTGTGCCTGCACCCGCGTTATCTTGTATCTCTTGCTGTGGGGAATAGGCTGCATCGGCTGTTATATCAGCGACATCTAACAATGTACGCTTCAAGCCGTTGGGTTCAGTTACCGCTACATCAACTGTCGATAAGCCTGAGAGCAGTTCAACCGAGATACCTTCTACCCAACCTTCGGGTTGCCAGTTGCCCCAATTGCCTGTGCCATCGCCACTACCATCTGTTGAAAGAATGGCTTGATAGAAGCCCATATCGGTCTCCTATACGTCAAAGTCTTCAAACATCACGTACACGCGCACGATCATGTCGCTCGTTGTCGGCGTTGCATCACCATCGCTTGTATACGTCACGCTGAGCGTGTCACCCGCTGCGAATGGATAGTCACCATATTCAAACGTGCCAACAAACTCTGTCGTCTCTGCGGTGTCAATGCTGACTTCTACCGCGTCGCTACCACCGGACTGCAAAGCGACCGATACAACACCATCGCTAAATGCAGCGCTCAGCGTGATGCTATAACCAACGATGCTACCCGCCTTCACAGCAGCGTGTGCATTTGCAACGCCACCAACAACTGGGACAGCGGTATCGGTTTGACTTGCAGCAAGATTTGCTAGCGCAAAGTCGAATGCAACGATAGGCGATGTCGTGCCTGCGCGATTTTGTAGTTTTCCAGACATGTAGTCCTCCTAGTAAGCACAAAGGGCACAGCGTCAGCCATGCCCTAAACCTGTGAACCAACTGACTAAACAGCCAGATGGTACAGCAGGGTTGTGCTATCGTTGTTCTGATTTTTGAACGCAAGGCGAACAGTCGTGGTCAACTGCCAGCTATCGTAGTAAGGAATGAAGTCAAGCGTCTGTGTGATCTGGCGACGATAGCCGACCTTCCAGAAACGCTTGTCTACGATAAGCAAGCGACCATATAGGTTGTTGCCACCTGTGCTGCTGACTTTACCATTGGTTGCAGACAGCGCCATTTCAGCCGTAGCCAAAACCGGAATGCCGTCAATGAAACCAATTTGACCCGTTTGCGCGGTTGCGCGTGCGCCTGCTTTGTCCATCGTAATGAACTCATCCAGGCCCAACAGTTTGCCATAGGTGGCATTGTCCACGATGATAACCAGGTCGCTCAGGGCGTTGATGCTACCAGCCTGTAAGGCGAAGCGCGCCTGGCGAATCTTGGCTAGTGTGGGCGCGCCGCCAGTGCCATCAATCGCGTTTGATGTAGCGTCCACAAGCGGGTTGTGAATCAGACCATCGAATGCGCGATAGGGCAGGTTGGCTGCTGGTGAACCGCCGTCCAGGTTGATGTTGTTGCTGCTACTGGTGTCACCATTCACAAGGATATTGTCAATGGTATCTTTCAGTGCGCGCTCTGCCTGACGCCGGAACATCGGGACCGATGAAGGCACAGCGTCTTCCTGGAACTCCGCACTAATGCCTGTGCGCGTACCGAACTTATACGCGGTCAGCGTAATGTTGTTCGTACCGATCTTGCTGTCAGGAATGGGGCTATTACCGTCAGCCAGCGTCAACTGGTTCTCTGCGGTGGTTTCAGCCACATAGTACACATCTGGGTCAGCGTCTTCGACAGGCATCACAAATGGGTTACTCGGCATTTCGGTTGTCTGGAACAACGGCAAAATGACGTTATCCTGACGTGCGCGTTCCCAAATCTGGTCGCTCCACAATTCAGGCACCCACTCGTCACCGAAGCCAACCTGCGTGCTGTGGTCCAGTTCGTTCGCCTTAATCATGTTAATGCCCTTGATAGCAGCATTACTTAGGCGAACTGTACCTTGCTCATGCGCTTTGGTAGCCGCATCAGCGAATGCGCCCATAAAGGCGTTATCCAGCTTGATAGGCAGCGGCGCGGCATTGGACGTAAAACGGGACTTGTTCGCCAGCATTGCGGCAAAGCTAAAGTCTTCCGGCGTCCAGTTGGCATAGCGGCGGTCAGTCATTTTGATCTGGCCCAGGCTAGCACCATTCTCGTTATGCACAGCACCCGCCTTATTGCGCTTGCTATTCTCCGGTTGACCTTTGTCAAGCTGTGCTTCCTGCTGTGCGCGTGCAAAGGCATCCTTGCGTGATTCTGCCTTCTGTGCGCGGATATTAACCTGCACTTCCGCAACAGCTTTAGCCACTTTGTCAAAGTTAGCGTCAAGGTGACGGACCAAGCGTTCAAGCGTGACAGACTTCTGACCTTCTTCGTCTTCTTCCTCTGTCATAGCACGCATGGTGTCATCTTCCAACTCTTCGGCTGCTGCCTTTGCTTCTTCGTCAGCGGGTGCGGCTAGGCCGTACTCTTCAAACAACTGACGAATGGCAGCAATCATTTGCTCCATTTCCATCTTAATTCCCTCATGCATCTTGTTACCGATAATGGGTGTTGCTTGTGTTGCTTCATCAGGCGTACCTTCAGGCATAGCGTCATGCATGGGGGCATCTGCGCTGTCCTCTTCTTCGTACATTGCCTGTAATGAACTAAATTGTTTGAGGTGTGGCAGCAGGGCCTTCACAGGCATAATGCGTGTGCGACCGCGCCACTCGGCAGGTGTGAACGTGCCGGAACCCTCATTGAAGGGCCATTGCAATATCGTGCCATCCTCCGCAGTAATGACCCCTTGTGGTAGTGCGCCGCCACTCCATTTATGAGTGCCATTGTCTAAACGGCTGCGAATGTATGCATCGTATTGGCGGAGTGCGTCTTCTTGCTCTTCCTTCCATTCTTTGAATGGTGCAAGTTCCTTGAAATAATCTCGGTAGTTCTCTGAGAACTTGTATGCAAATTCAGCCCACACACCTTTGTGATCTTTGTAGGCTTTATCGATAACACCCATTGGTACGACGCCGATGCTTGGGTCAAGCCCATGATTGAATAGTACGGGCTTGCCCACCAGCGGGTGTGTCTTTAGCATGAAGTTCGTTTCAGGAATAAAGCGCTCTCCATGCAAGTCAGCCTCGTCAGGCGTGTTGAAGTGTACGAGGTATCCACCATATCGGTTTTTGCCGATGGCCTTTATATCGCTGCCTGTAGCGATTAGGAGTTCTCTGAGTTCCATAGGTTGCGCTTCCGTAACTAGGTAAACAAAAAGCGCCTCAATGGGCGCTTCGTAGGGTAGGTAGGTTGTGGGTGGTGCTACTTAGGTGACTTGTAGTCCTTGATATTGAATGGTGGAATGGCTTGTGTATTTAACCATGCGACAAGCATCTGCTGTAACATGGTTTGCATCTCTAGCACCGATGGATCAACAAGGTGTAGCGCGTGATAAGATGGGCTTATTATCAACTCATCATCCGGCTTTCGTTCGTCACTCATTGTCAGCCGCGCCCTTGACTAGCATGTCAAAGATAGCATCAAGCGTCTCTTGCCAGCTATAGAACGGGCCAAGGCGTTCTGGCCCATACATTATACGCCACTGGCCATTCATGCTGTTATTCACATGGATGCCATGCTTCATGCCTAGCCAGTTTATGAAGTCACGGAAGCGCACATGGTCGTCAATGATGTGGTTTAGGTCTACAGTGATATTCACGTTGGCAGCATCTAGGTTTAGGTTACTCATTGGTCGCCGCCTTCCTGTGTCACACAGATACACACTTCGCCATCTTGTGCGATGGGATGACTGCCTACTGTTTCGTTCGCTTCCACGCTTCTGATAGAAGTATAGAATGTGTCATATAGTCCATTGACAAACGAGATACGATTAATTGCTACAATGTCATACTCTTTATCTTCAAAGAGGGTAGTGACGCGCACGATGGGATAAGCCTTCTGCTCCAACATGTGTTCTGTCATATTGCCCTCAAATTGCTTATCGAAATAGCGCCGATAAGCCTCTCGCATTGTCGCTCGCACTGTGTAAGTGTCACTCATATCACCCTGCCATCCCTGCTACTTTTACCATGCCATATCATAGCACATGTGTATCAGAATGGCGTTAGTTCATGCGCTTGCTAACAGGTGTCAGGGTCGTTCCACCTAAAGATGGTTTTACCGTCAAACATTACACCGAAGCGAATGCGCCCGTTCAACCATGTGATAATGAGTACGCGCCTACGGCCTTCTGTGCGCGGCGTATTGATGATAATGTAATTGCTCGATAGCGTGCCGATAAACTGACCACGCCAATAAAAGTCAGAACCATAACCACGTACAATACGTTTTAACATGTTAGTCTCCTATCCCGGCCCACGTAATGCAGGCGGCTTACCTTGTGTCACAGGGTCGTCGGTGTCCTCGAAGCCACAACCACAATGTGTACCAAAGCAAGCTAGATCAGCACTACGCGGCACAATGCCAGCTTTTAACCATGTGCTAGCGCGATATACCTTGCCATTTAGGCGCAGGCAGTCGCGGCACGACTCTTTAGCCGGGTCGGTATTCCACTTCTTCTTCTTGTCCCGCGCCCCCACTAGCACGCCCACATCATACACGCTGTCATAGCGCGATACCCAACGGTCAATGCGATCTCTCACATCCTTCAGGTTGCCACCTTCGGACTTACTAGCTGCGATAATGTCATCAGCCAGCGGTCCTAGGTGGATCAGTTCGCCGTTGACGCGCTCTTGCAAAATGTCGCGTTCCTCCGGTGTGGTCTCATCAAATGACAAGCCTTCAGCCTTCAGGCCGCGTGTGAATGCGTCCGTAAATGAACGCTGTATGGCTGTAGTCATGTCGCCAATAAAGGCGCGCCTGTCTAAGCTGCCAGACCACAGACCACGCGATAGCCCGCGCACGCTGCGGCGGTAGTCAGCAGCACTCTTGCCTAGCGCTTCGTCATAGACTGCCAGCATACTCACCTCATCACTTGCCTGCGCGAACACGTCATACATGCGATCTTTGTCGCCTGCACATAAGGCCAATTGCGCCTTGATATAGTCGGCTGTGTAGTCGGTTAGCTTACTGTAGCCAAAACGCCCTGGCTCGTCTGCGCCTGTCTTAAAGGCCACTTTACGCCATGCCTCTAGCTCGTCTAGCTGTGCTTTTACCGCAGGCGGGATAGCGTGATCGTGGTCGCAGGCATCGGTGCAGGCGTGCGCCTTGGTATCGTTGGCAAGTGGCTCTTCACTCTCGGCTTCCACATCCGCTTCAGTAACCGTGACAGGTGGTTTAGCTCCGTCCGGCGTGGGTACAACCTCTGTTGGGTCAACAGGCTGCGGTAATGGCTTGCCTGTAAGCTCTTGCGAGTTGAATACAGACGGTGCAACCAGGAAACGATACTTCCATACTTTGTCTAGTTCCGACTCCGGCACAAGCCCTTCAATACCGGGAACGATCCACATATTTTTGAATTTATCAAGCGGTGATAGTTGTAGCTGTTGACGTATCTCATTGTACTCAATGGGAATGATCTCGCTGCGCGTCTTTGCCACTTCCGCTTCAAGCTTATCCGCTTCGCTAGCTCTGTCCCATTCGCTCGTATCATATTCAAGGCGATGGTTATCACCCTCCGCAAAGTAGGGCATAAGCTGCACATTGATGAACTCAGCAATGCGGCTAGCATACGGGATCACAGCCGCCTGATAGAAGCGGTAGGTAACCTCATCACCACTCTTAAATGACGCACTGTCCACAATGCCGACAGCAGCCTCAGGGATGCTAAATTTAGCAAACACCTCCGTGCGGATGTCGCTGCTCATAGGCGCAAACAGCTTATCAAATTCCGGCATACCGAAGTCGGTCACCTGTGCATTATTATGCATCACATGCCAGCGGCCTATATTCCTGACGCCTTTTGCTTGGTTGTTCAGCAGGTCTTGAAGTTCTTTGAGTTTGGGGCCAGCACCAAGCTCACCAGGGGCAGGGGCAATAATACCACCCATGTGCAGACCATTGACCAGATAGTTCAGAATGGCGTGGCGATATTCAACGCCAATGTTTAGCTCATCCATCAGCGCTTGCACATTGCTGTAGCCATTGAGGTCAGACATGCTATTGAAGCCATGTTCATAGGCTACTTCATAAGGCTGCAATATTTGCGCTGGATCACCGTCTGTGCCGGAATAGTGGAACGCTGCAATGCGCCCCATGCTGGTTTGCTTGCTAATGCCAATGGGGTTTAGCCACTCAAGCCCCGTGACCTTATTGCGATCACCAGGGGGCATCTTGTCATTGACGCGCAATAGCTCGATGTAAGTTTCGTCATGTAGCAACATCGACGCACACACCCGCTGCAAGAGCGCCATGCTGTGATATTGCTTATAATTCCGCAGCACCTTTTGCAGTGGGTGACGCGGCACAATGTCGCCTTTTTCGGCTATGGGGGTGCCTTCCTGCTTACCCGCTTCGCCTACGCTATATTCGCTGATGATCCAGGGCACGTTTTCAAATGCAGATAGAATCAGCCGGATGGCAGTATGCACATGGGCAACTGTCAGGTATGCGCGTGCGGCGCTGTACTTATCGCGCCCCATGCGTTGGCTTGATGACGCTGCAAAGTAGGATGCATCACCGCCCATTCCGTAGCCATAGAACTTCTGTGCGCTTTTCTGTTGTGGCACCAATTCAAGGTAAGCAGCCTTAACAGCATTGCCAAGGCGCGCAGGGAGTGATGTCATTAGTTAGCCTTTAGTGGCTCAGTGTTTAGAAATAGAAGTAGTTGCAGCCGTACCATGCAAGCAGTCTTGCGATAACAGTGTCATCATTCACGACCGATTCTTCATCTTTGTTTTCATCGCCAGTGTCGGGTGCAGTATATTTGTACACACCAGACTCTAGTTGTCGCTGCTGGTAGGATACAATCTCGGCGTTGGCAACAGGGTCGTCCAACAATTGCACGCCTTCGCTATCTGTGCCTTTTTCAAGCAGTTTCACAACATTGTGCTTGCTTGGATTGCTTGACCAAAACGGCTTCATCAAAATGTCAGATAGACCCGCAGTTACACAGTCGTTGTACAAGTCCTCAATAGACAAGTCTCCCAGGCTGTTTCGCTCCGGTACAATGCCCTTGACATTCCAGTATTGCAATTTCTCAATAATGGCTGCGCGCATCGACCCGTGCGACATACGACGCCAGCGACCGACAAAGACTTCACGCTGTTTCGTTTGGTTGAATATAGAGAGTGCTGTGAAGTCGGGGTCTTGTCCCCAGTCCGCACCAGCAATGTACACATCACCCTCAATGGGTGAAGCTTCCGGCGTGCTGTAGAATGCGCTGCGAATGCGCGGGAAGGCCACACGACCACTATGAATGAACGCGGCTTCAGGTGTCTCAGGGTACTCCTGCTGAAAGCGGCCTTTAAGGTCGCGTATCTTCTTACGCCGCCATTTGATCTGCTCAGGTGTCAGACCGTGCTTATCGGCTAGCGCCTGTTCTTCGTCGGTGTACTCAATGACCTCGCCGGGTTCCAGCGGCAGCTTATAGTCATCATCCCACCACCATGCATAGAAGTGCAGCTTCCATTCGCTATCGCCTTGTAGCGCTGCCATGCACTCGTTATAAAACCATCCTTGCGCGCCGTTGGCTGTTGACTCGAAGACGACCCAAGTATTATCCAGGTGTTCCGGCACGGCTTGCAGCGCGCCTGCTATGGTTGTCTTGCCATCGCGCCAATAGGCAACCTCTGATCCATGTAGCATGGTGAATGATGTACCACGACCTGACGTCTTGCTGCCTGCGGTTCGGATAGCCACCTCGCTACCCACACCGGGATAGACTGCCACGCTAGCATTATCGATGCTGCGTATTGGCTTAGGTAAGTGACGAGGCCAATTATCATAGAAGCCCTGTACCATGCGCCGAAGTATGGCGGTGTTCTCGTCCTTGTCGGACATGATTAGTGCAGAGCGTGCGTCTGTCGTGTATTGGTGAAAGAACTCTGCACCGATGGCTGTACTAAAGCCAAGTTGCCGCGCCTTCAAAACAAGGTCGCGCTGTGTTCGGTTAGCCAAGAAATGACGTTGTGCTTTGTTATAGGTGAGTGCGACAAGCTGACGCTGTTTATTGCGTATACGGATAACCTGCTGAGCGAAATCGAAGGGGTCAGTTGGTAAGTCATAATCGCTATGAAGGTCAGGTGCTAAGCCGTTCTTCAGCACGTTCAATGCTTGCACCGCTGCCGATGAGTTGGTCAATCTGGCTAGCGATGGCATAGCGTTGTTGCTTGTCTGTAATGACATTGTTTATCACCGATAAAACTGCACTCATCAAAGTTACCAACTGCTCCGCGCTGATAGCGCGTTCACCTTGCAAGCTAATCTTCTGCTCAGTCTCTACAAGCTTGCGGCGCTGATCTATTTGCGCGCTGATTTCTCGCTGTGCAGCAAAATGGTTTAAGCGTTTCTCAATGATTGCTTCCATATCGTGGAAGGCTTCAAACATGTTGCCCATACTCTCATCGTGGTAAGCTTTTTGCGCCTTCATGACGATCTTCGCCATATCTGACCATGCCTTACCACTCTCGCCTGTGTCCAAGTTCGGAAGCAAGCTACTAATAATGGCGTCAGTAAGCGCAATGTCCTGCCGCACACTGAGTAGTTCAGGGTCTGTCTGTGCATCTTTGTAAGCACTAAGTAGTGCCTCCGGCATGTGTTTGGAATAGCGCCCATGCTTGAAGTTGGGGGAGTCGGCACCCCTTGGCGTTTTACCACCATGCACGCGGCACTTACTACTGCCATCTACAGCCGGGTTTTCGCATTGTTTGCCTGTCGATTTAGCTGTTGCATTGCATTGTGTAATGTTTGGTAGTGGCACTTGTATGAGGTTCCTGTGCTTATTTGCGGTATCGCTATCCCGCGCTAGCTAGCAGCGCAGGCGGCATGGGGTGCTTGGTTGGCCTCTGTGCGTGGTAAGCGTCATTATGTGCTACAGCAACTTTGCGATCCACACACCAAAGCGCGCACTAAATACGATCTGCAATGGCTCCTCAAATCCATTTGGTGCGGGAGTCGTCCAGATGGTCATGTCGATTGTGATCTCACCATTGTTGATAGGCAGGTCGACGTATTCGCTCCACAACATAAGATTACGCAGCCTCAGCGTACCACTGCTAGCTAGTGCAGATACGTCCACTGCGACACTGCCAGTGTCGTCAAAATCGAACACTGCTATCGTTGCGAATCCAGGCGCATAGATGTTTGGTATCACTAGCGTGTGCTGGCCTGTAACTGGTGTGATGCTCTGGATGTTATACGTGCCACCGTCGCGCTCGACCAGCGAGTAATTGTCAGTCGTGAACTCGTTGTCATGAACATTAACGCTGAGGTAGTTTTCGATCTGAAATGCCAGTGGTGTGCCATAAGGCCATGCTGACGAGTCGATCAGGCTGTTACGCATCTCCATCGATCCGCTGGTAGACTCGTCTATGCCAATACGTGGATGGAAAATGAGCGACCACAGGCGGTCAATGAGTAGGTCATCAACAGGTGACGAGCCTGAATAAAACCCCGGACCTGCGGTAATGACATCCTTAATGGTGAAATTGTGCGCCTCATCTAAACCGTTACCGCTGCCAATCTGGAAGGCATTACGGAACGAGTTTAAGACAATAGTATTTTCGATAGTGATGTCAATGGCATCATCTTCATTGCTGGTGTAGATGCCGGGGCCATGCAGGTTTTGTGTGCTGGAATTAACATAGCCATTATTGAAGATGATATTGCCATATAAATACCTGCGACGTGCATTATTGTGCGCGGTGATAGCGGTGCTCAGCACGTTATCGTACCTGATATTAATCAGGTCAACGTCATCTGCTTGAATATCGATACCTGCGTGTGGCGCAGACGTAAACTCTCGGTCTGTCACAATACTCTGGAAGACGAGGCCATAATCACTGCTCATCCAGCGTACATGCGCGCCTTGTTGGTAGACTCCAAAACGCAAATAAGCTATTTCGCCAGGATAATTACGAACTGTACTTTGCTGGCCTTCGCTGCCAGCAATCGTCGCATTGATAAAATTGCTATCAACCTCATACACACCACCACGAAGATACAGCTCGTGTCCTGGTTGTACTTTCGTTGATGTCAGTGCTGCCTCTATCGACATAGGCAGTGTTTTTGAGCCAGGAGCTAGGTCCGATCCTGCTGGCGAGGCGTACCAGGATGGACCTACGTAAAATCCTTCAGCGCATACACATTGTCATGTGAGCCAGCGTTATCGGTGCTGAATGCAGCGATCTTCGTCGCTGTTGCAAACACCGCGTCGGTCACGGACTGTGCAGTAATGCGCGTGCTATCATTGTATTTGACAGCATAGGTCTGCGCGTCTTTATCGTAGATCAGTTCCAGCGTTGAGCCTGCGCTGTACACATAGGTCCCTATTGAGACTTCAACAGGATTAGCACCACCAACGCGCTTAAGGAGTATGACCTCGTTTGGATAATTAAGGTACGCCAGCACATAATTGTTTGCATCAGCGTAATGTGCAATGCCAATTGGCAGTGTTTGAGAGCGCACGACACTCGATCTGATGGACGCTGGCACAAAGCCAACATCACGCACGTTGAACATGGTGTCGTGTGAGATTTCCTTATAACTGGCATTGTCGAACCACACGTCACCGGCCTGATTTTGCTGGTGATACAACGTGTATCCACCATTGTTGACCGTGATGCGATGTGCTAGTTTCAACTGCGTATAGGTAACGCTCTGTGTATTGAGGTTAAGCTCATCCGCACCGGTGAACCAGAGCTGCGCTGTTGTTGCGCCATCTCCTTTTGCATACACTGACGCTTTGTACCATTTACCTACAGCCTTACTTGGCACTTGTGATAGAACCGGTCTGCTGCCACCACCATTTGCCATCCGCGCTGCAACGGACCCGCTCTGAGCGTCGCTAACAGCGCCAACAAACTCACTACCAGCTTTTGTGATCGTCCAGCCAGCGAACGTATCACTTGTGGCGTCGTCAATGGTCCCTGTGTACGTTTCAAACGATGGATTGTTGAGCAATTCAGTGAGCAGCGTCGGATTGTTCTTCAGTACACCGCCTTCGATGTACCACGTATCACCCTGCCAGCCATTACCAACAGCACCATCTGCACGCCCAAAGGCGTCAGCAAACTCAGTTGGCCCACTCGCACCCTGCCCACCCAGCATACCGTTGACCATAGCCGCCTTAAATATCCGCCTCATGCGCGCCTCTATTGCTAATTAACTAGGAGAAAGCCTGCGGTGGGGGAGACCAGGGCATACATTCTACCGCAGGCGGGAAGTCGCAGCGCGCTAGCTATCAGTTTTAGCGTTTGTAAGCGCAAGGCCGCTGCGTTGCCCCTATGCGGGATATAGGAGACACCCCTATGCTACGCCTCTCAGCCTCACATATCAGTGTCCCACACGCCATGAAGACGAATTTAGTCCCGGCATTAAATGCAAAAAGGCGCGAAGTGCGCCTATCTACTTTAATTGTACCATCCTATTTTGCATGTCAAGTATCAATTTATTATTTACGCACTTACGCAGCGTTATCGACAGCATCAAGCAGGGCTTCAAGCTTCAGTTCGTTGAGTGCATCCACCTGTGCTTGCTTGTATGACCGCTGTTCCTCGAAGTGTTCCAGCATTGACATGTTGCGCTTTACGTAGTCGATCTCATCAAGAATGTCACTAACTTGCCAAAAGCTAAGGTGTAAGCCTATGCGCCTGCGCTGCATCGTTTCCAATATCCAGGCTATGCGCTCTTTGGTCGTCACGGCAAACGGGGCTTTGCGCTTGCATTCCAGGTCATACTCATAGACGATCTGTTCCAGCGGGTTCAATATGCTACGTAATGAGCCAGACATAGCACGCGCTTCATAGTAAATGTTCCGCAACGCTTCGTCTTCGCAAGGCCGTTCTACCGTGTCGGCTGTTTCGCGTACGCGCCATATCGCGCTGTTGGTCCACCATGTTGCATCAATGGCGTCGTCAATGTCATCTAGGGAGGGTGGGTACAATATGATGGTCAACGCATTAATTCCTGTGCTATGCTCGCATTAATATACATACATTGTAGCACACATTTGCTATGGCGCGTTGGAATATTGTTATAGTTTTGCAGAGGATAGGGCAGATAGGGCGACCGAAGCCGCCCAGGTGGGTTAGGCTGCTTACGAGATCAGCATCTTTATAAAGTCTTTGCCGCGCTCTGACAATTTTGCACCATCTACCTGAGGAAGAACCAAGCCGCGCCTAATAAGCGAAAGAACAACATCGTCGTCTGGCTTGTAATCTGGATGAGTTGAACCATCGAAATAAAACAAGGCGCTCTTTTCTTGTTCGCTCACATCCCAGGGGTCATGCTGAGAAAACCGCTTACGCAAGCCGCTGTACATCTCTTCAAGCCGGTCATTCTTAGCGACATACTCTTTAAGCCACTGAACCATTTCGCCGGGCGCGTTAGATACTTCAAGAAACCCGTATATATCTTTGATATTCATCTCGTCACCTTCACTTCGCTTATATCACCTTACTGCATAGTGCAGGGCAGCATAGGCTACCCTGCATATCGGGTTAGGCTGCGGCGGGGAGGGCGGTACGCTGTAGCGCGTCGGCTTGTATGGACGCCGCTTTGCTAAGTCGCAACTGTTCTATAGTGAACCACAGGTTTTTGTGAGCCGCCATGATGTCATCTGTCAGAGGGTTGCCATTGGCATAGGTGCGACCATCGGGTATTCTGCCGGGACTCCACATAATAGCCTGCTTGCGCCTGCCATTGTCACGATGAAATATAGTGTGGTCAGGCGGGAAGAAATACCAATCATCCTTGACGCGAAATGCTACCAAGTCGGCATCGAAGCCTTGCTTGGTTTGCTTTGATGTCAAGCGGAAGTTGTAGCTAGCGCCATTGCGCTCACCATTTTTGACCTCGACACGAACGACACCCCCACATATCACATCAGCCCATGCATGGCGACGTGTCATGGTTACGCCAGGAAACGCAACAATACCACGCTTTGCACATTCATCTACGAATGCCAATTCGTGTACATTGGTCTTATGCTTATTGCGTCGGGCTTTGTTGTATTTATTGTGGCATTCCTTACACATCGTATGCAAGCCGTTTGTTGGGTGCTTGCTGAATGCCGTTGCGGGGAGCGTTTGTCCACAGCCATTTTTACCGGAACATTTCTTAAACGCGGGTATAGCTTTACGCATAGCGCTGTCCTTACGCTAAGTCCAATTATGTAAGGGTGAGAAAGCGTGTTGGACTTCCACGCCTTATCAGGAGCGACCCTATCTCACCCTCTATTATACTACATTAGAAACACATGTTCTGTTAGAGTGTTGTATAAACTTCATGGTTACAATGGTTCCACTTCTGGCGTAGTTGTGTAACCCTATCTTCTAACTTGTCGGTAATAATGCCACTAACAAGCAGCACAAAAACCTTTACGAGGTAGAGCGTATCAGTCGGTCAATTTCCATAAGCGATACACTCTCTTGCACCAGCTCGTATGGCATTGGCGCTGTAAAGCCTTTTGCGCGCACAATCCAGCCAGTCTCTACTGACCAGTAAGCGCGTCCTCGATCCCCAGGCCACCACACCCGATGAAACATTGCATGATTAATCATGCCTTTGGTTATTGTCACAGGTGTTTGTTGATATACTGCTAACCGTACCATCTCGCCCTACTCCTTACCTCAGATACTTTGTCTCGTATTCATCCCATCGGTTTACAAATGCTGGTGAGTCGCTAGGCATGGAGCGCAGCTCGTCAAGAGCCTGAACAAAGCAATAGCCATGCATCCAGCCCTTGCGGTTGGTCTCAGGGTTCACGCCCCTCACGGTCAGCGGATGCTCAGGATCAATTGTCTCACCGCATAGTGTGCATTTCATACTCATCTCGCCCTACCCTCCTCGCTCTTTGTGGTACTGTTCCCACAATTCGTCTAGTATTTCATCTAGATCGCGGTGGCTTTTGACCGCAATGTCAATGGCGCGCGCCTGTATATCTCGCTCAATGTCGTGGTGGCGTGGTCTATGGCAGCGATAGCCATCAAGCCGGGTATGCATCTTTGGCTCACCGCATACCCGGCAAAACATGACCTGTCTCAATTTGTCGTCCATCGGTATGACCTCCTGCATAAAATCCGTTATGGGGCAGAACGTTTTACAGCGCCAAACAGCGCTGTTACCAGGTGAACCGGAGCCATGACGAAGGCACCCATAACCCTTTTCTGGTACTTCCAGCGTTTCTCTGGATCATCGCGCCAATCCTCTGGATACTTGGGTTCTACAGGCCGTGATGTATACCCAGGAATTGAGTATTCAGCGTGCGACACATATCGACTGAAGCGCCCCCATAACATGCTGCTATCGATATGCGCACGCATCCGCTCGGCAAGTTCAGTACGAACCATAATTTGCGATTTAATCATCTGTGTCTGCGACATCGGCCTTGTGTAAAAAACACCATCCGGCACATTATCAACCACAAACAAAGGACGCCCCACCCCGCCAACTCTTTCATCTACAAGGATTTTGGCAGTGTTTGGATTACAAAATGCTTGTGCATGTTTCGGAATACCCAATTCCTCAAGCGGGTCTTGATAGTTGCGGAGCATATCAAGCATCTCATCAAGCACATTGCGATCCATCTGACTCAAGGGGGTGTTTGATGCTGTTGACGTATAATCTGTCTTTTTGTGTTCAGACATAAGGTTCTCCTAAACTCACTACATAAAGGCTGTTCTTAGGCAATAGCTTCATTACCCGTGAATAACCCTAATTGTTCTTTGCGTGGCAGTAGTGGCTTAATCTGGCGCAGCTTCTCAGCACTGTATATCCATCTGAGTAAATTACGCTCTTTGGTTATTTCGTCATGCAATGTGAAGCCTGCTTTTTGAAATACCCAACCATGCACCAGTCGACCACGCACTTTAACCCCTGCGACCTTTTCAGGATCAACAAACGAATGCATACCATCTGCTGGAAGTTTATCACCCCAAAGCGCCGCTGTGATTTGTAACGCTTCTTTGATGAGAACGCTGCTCGGTATGCCTGACTGTTCATTGCGGAAGATGCCATTATTCCAGTATTCAAAGCCATCTTTACGCACATCTAGATCGTTGCCCGGTGCTGGTCGCTGTGACACCCACACCGCAGCAGCTGCACAGCCACGCGGAATTATCAGCACGATGTTGTGCCCTGGCGCGCAAAACTCAGGATGCCCTATCGTCTGGCGTGAATAGTGACGATCTGCCAGCAATCGCGCTCTCACATCTGTTTTCTTCACCTGATACCAATAGCGTGCTGATTCCATATCGCATTATGCCTTCTTGTCCGCAAACTTCGCCTGCCAGCGCTCGAACACTTCATCCAGCGTCATGAGCGGATTCTCAGAGTGCAGCGTCGCAACAAACATCATAAACTTCTCATCGATCACATCACGATTGAATGCCGGCATTGCTGCTAAGTTGTTTACAGCTTGCTTAAGCTCGTCTGGCTTGCCGGTTCGGTCATAGATAAACCCGTTTCGCCCTGGCCCATCCTGCTCATCAACAAACAATATTGATGGTCCATTTACGTCTGTGCGTTTCTCTGATGCAAATCGACGCGCTTTGCCCAACGCCCCAATGCCATACTGCTCAAATATCCACTTCGCTAATGCTTGTGCTTCTGTCATGGTTAAATCCCTCTAGCTTATAAAGTAACTTATTGGGTTAAGCGTCCGGCTTGATAAATACTGACCAGCCAGCACGTCGGATACGCTTCAAAGAAGATCGACTCGAACAGAGTACTGAAACGCGCTTTATGATCCTGATCCAGTATATACGGTTGGCCTGCTTCAAAGAAGATCGACTCGAACAGAGTACTGAAACGACACGTCCGAAAACGCTTCACATGAAGTGGTCTCGTCATTCTCGGTGTGAGGTATTATTATCTCATAGCTGTCCATTGCTTTTCTCCCCATAGCTTATACAGTAAATTACGAAATTAAACGTCAGTAGCATACTCTTTTGCAAGACCACGAACAGCCGCCAGCGCTTGTGATGCCGGAATGCGTTTTTCTAAGCCAAGCTCTGCCTGCTTCACAATGAGCCTCATATCGGCAAGCATCGCCTTATTCATCGACATCTGTTCAAAGTGCTTGGTGGCAGCCTCGTATACGTTACTGAATGGTACATTTTCATATGTCCAACCATCAGGCGCTGTAACCCTTAGCCAACGCGATGAATCCAAAGCGCGAAGATCAAACACGTACCCTAAGTCTTCTAGTTCTCTCTGTGTCATTTCGTAATACCTCCAACTTCTATCGAATATAAAATGGCTTATCAGGCGATAGCTTCTTATCAGGCGATAGCTTCAAAGGCTGCGCTCATGGCATTCACAAATTGGCGCTTCTGCTCGTCGGTATAGACGCCATGAGCAATGCGCGCAAGCTCGAAGCATGTCACGCCATTCTGCAATTCATCTGCTGTCACACCGGCCTCGCAAAGCTTGTATAACTCATTCTCTACACCATAATCTGTCAAGGTGTAGCTTAGGATGCGGTTGCATTCGTAGCACTGCTCTGAGCCATCATGCTCTGAATCAAATCCACCGTCGTAATCGTCTCCATAGTCGTCCGCGTCAGGCGCAAGCTTCTTCACGCAGTCGAAGCATAGCGTAAGGTATTCCATTCCCCCACGATCCCCAATCAACCAGTACGGCATTGGCAACTCCGCCTCATGCTCATCTAGCCAGCGCTGCATATCGGAGAACTTATCATCTACTTCTATGTCATCCATCTCGTAACGCTCCCTCTCAGTAGCCTGGATTGCAGTGGTTGCAAGCACGTTTTTCGCCTGTGTCCGTGTCAACAATCTCGCCCTTGTCCTTGCAGTATTCACAGTCGTTTGGATAGTATGTGGCATCAACCATATAAGCATCCAGCGCAGATTCCAGCGCATCCTGCAAGGTCCTCGCTTGTTCGATGCTGATGCCTAATTGCATCAAGCCTGTCTCAGAATACGGGTCATTGTTTGGTATTGTGATCTCAATACGCGCCGGAACTGAGCGTCCTTCGGCATATTCATCTTCAGGTACATAATTCACATCTAGTAACATGTCTCACCCCTATAGAACAGAATGACGGTTATCGGGCAATAGCTAATTGGAACGCCACTCTTTTGACCGCTCACGCTCGCATTCTCTACAGTAGCCACGAATGTGGCCTGACGCTGTGATATGCACTTGGCGCTTATTGCAATCAGGACAGATGCGTAACTTTGTCTGACGACCAAATAAAGCATACTTACGATTAGCGACTTTTCGCATACATTCATTGCAGTATGGTTTTTTTCTTCCAGTTGTCCATTGACCTAATGGTTGCTCGCAACAACGACTACAAATGCCATCGAACCGTCGCTCGTTGTATTCTATTGATGGTATCTCATAAACTTGTAGCGCTTTCGACCCGCGCCCAGTGAGGCTGTAGCGTGGTCGATCTTCACCTTTAGGCGCAATGCTGCGTACGATCCAGTCACGCATAATTAGAGAGCAGATAGTACGCCCATGCACATCGTCAAGATAAGTGAATGGCTGCCCTGCGTCCCGGCTTGCACGCAAGCGCTGCATTACTTCGATCATTGTGATCGTGCAGATTTCCATGTTCGCCCTTCTCCACTTCTGCGTACCCATCTCGTAAGTCCTACTCCCTATACCACATAAACATTCTCATGAGGCTAAGCCGCCGCCTGTGCCTGCTTGTACGCAGCAATCCGCGCATTCCGCAACTTCGTCACCCGCATCTTCACCGCGTCCCCGACTGCGTGCCGCCCATGCCCATACTTAAGCGTTGCTGCCGTATGGCCTAGCACGTACTCTAGCCATATGTCGTCATACTCGTCAGCATCCATATAGCCTTGCAGCACAGCCAGACAGCGTGAATACATGTACTGCGTGTGCTCATTCTGCCGCTTGCCTTCCAGCACCTTATCCGACAGGTCCGCCTCGCTCCGTTTGCCACGCGTGTATATGCTTGCGTAGAACGCGCAGGCTTCCACATGCCATTGCAACCAGTCGATCATTTGCGCGCGGGTGACGGCTATCAGGCTACTTGCCATAGTCAAACATCCGTAACTGACCAACCTCTTGGTCATATTGCTTTTGTGCAGCGATACGCTTTTTGCGTAGCGTCTTCCTGCGGTTGGCAATGTGATGGTCACGATCATGGTTCAGGTGACACCGCTGGCACAGCGCAGCAAGGTTGTCATCTGCACAGTTCATTTTGTCCATATCGTGAATATGCGCGATGGTTAGCACAATGCGTATCATCTTTGGATACTCACCAAACAACGACCATCCATAGTCGCTTTGCATGTGGTCAATACTGTCTTCATCGTGCCAGTTGCCTTTGAAGTCACGCGCACCGACAGCATGGTTAGCCACACCACACCACTCGCAACGCTGTACACCATGCTCATCTGTGGCGCGCTCAAGAATGCGTGGCCTTATCTCTGTTTTCCAATTCGGTGGGTATTCGCTGTAGTCGAAAGCCATTAGCTTACCGCCTGCAACTTACTATTCAGCCGCAAGAACCGACGCATCACCACATGCTTGTTACCATTCGCATCGATCACCAAGGCGCTTGCCATCTTCGTTCACTACCCATTTGCTGTTCGCTATAATGCTCGCTCGCAATTTGCAAGCACTCAGTTAAGCCATCGGGACCAATAACACTTGCTGCAAAGCGACTGCCATCAGGCATATGCACCTGCCAATAGCAGTAGCCCAGCCAAGCGTCGACCTCACTAAACTTGTAGCCAGCCTCCGCTAATTCTTGCGCTGTCATGATGCGTCATCCTCCATCCAATATGCCCATTCATCGAAGCTGTATATATCGTCACGCCATACAGGCGCTTGCTCCGGTGTGCGCTTATTCCATTCGTTCACAGCAGCGCGGTACATTAATACATTCGCGCATACTTCTAGTCGAAGGTTGCACTCCAATGCATCATCAAACATATCAGCGAATGCATCTATCACTGACGCCAATTGTTCGTTCGTGTATGTCGTGAAGCGTGTTAGGTCAAGCACCATCTTCGCTTACTCCCTCCCCCGCCAGCACACGCCGGCTGGGATATGCTTGCTTAGCTTGCTAGAACGGAATATCGTCTGTCTTGGTTGGCTGCGGCTGCTGTTCCTGTTCGCCTTGGTATTCGTCGCCATACTCAAAGTTCGCACCTAGTAATTGCAGCGACGTGGCACGCATGTCTAAGCTAGCCTGTGGCTCACCCGCTTGGTTTTTCCATGCGCGTGCCGTGACTGTACCAACTACCATGACAGACATGCCTTTTTCAATGTACTGACTTGCCACATCAGCCAGTCCACCCCAACACGAAACGTTAAACCAAGTTGTTTTCTCCCGACGCTCACCACTTTCGCGGTCGTTCCACTTCTCAGTGCAAGCCACGCTAAAGCTAGCAACTGCTTGCCCACCTTGCGTATAACGCATCTCTGCATCGCGCCCGACATTACCGACTACAATTGCTTGCTGCCATCCACTCATGCGGCATTCTCCTCATTGGTATCTAAGAACTGCCATACATAACCACCTGCACTTTTTCGATCACCCTTGCATACCTTGGTAATATGCGCATTGTGAACACCCGTTGTTTTCTCAGCAGATGCTATTGATGGATAGGTCGCTAATTCCATCAATCCACCTTTAGGCAACCTTAGAAATTGTGCTACGCTTTTCGCCTTGGCCCTACCGCTTGATTCTGATGGTGTAATGCGTCTGAATGTTTCAAATTCAGTGGGGTTCCACTCTGATAGGTATCTAAATGTATATAACTTTGCCCATCCAGACTTTTGCCTACATAATCTGGATATAGTTCCGGTATGTACGCCCAATGACTTCGAGGCACTCGTAATCGAGTCAAATTCTCCCACAACTTCACCAGTCTCAGGCAGTATGGCGACCACTGGTTTCTTGAATTTCTTACGGCCTAGGCGTATCGCCCTAAGTGTCTCCTCACTTGGCTTATGCCCCAGTGGACTTCCAGCCGTTGTATACGTGTTATAAAAACCAAAGTCTGTATCTAGGTAATATTGTTCACGGCTCAGCAGGTACTTTTGTGAACAATATTCATACACTGAAAACTGAAAGGCGCTTTCGCTGTAGAAATCATAATCAACTTGCATGTCTTCAACGCGATGAGTACCGCTGTTTAGTGCGCCGAAGTGGTCCTGATACCGCCTCAGTAGGTTTTTAGTGCTACCAACGTAATGACGCCCATTCGCAACACAGAAAACTCTATACACGCCACTGCGGCCTTTTAGCTCGTAACCAGCCATTAGCTTGCCACCTCACCCGTTTGCAGCGCTTTGCGGTCGATAAGAATGCGTTTGATCTTGCTGTATGGCACCGTGTCCATATCAATGCCATCGTCCGTCGCCACCTTCTTAATGGCGTTGATAAGGTGGCTCTCGTGGCTGTATAGGTCAGTGACTTCACGATCGTTCTGCATCCGCGTCCACCATGCGCCCTTGCCAATCAGGTCATCAGGTTGGCGCTGTAGCTTGTCATTGTTCTGTTTTGGCTTGCGCTGCACCGAGCTATCAGCAAGATAGTCTTCTTCGTCTTCACCTGTGAACTGTGTGCCGTAGCCTGCATGTGCTAGTGCGCGCCCGATAGCGGCTGTCTCTGCCTTCTCAACTTCACGACCGCGCCATGACCCCTGACCTGCTAGCGGTGCCGTGCCGTAGCCCGTAGCAATAACCTGACCACCTACGCTGATACGCGCACGCATGATAATGACGCTATCGGTGATGTGCGTCAGTTCCGTGTCAATGCAAGCGGCGGGTTTGTCTTCACGTAACCAGACCAAGCGCCACTTCACCTCTAAGTATTCTTTGCCTTTTAGGTTGGTCATGTGGTCTTTTGGGTTGAACTTTGCCATGTCAATTCACCTCATTAATATAGCTAAATTATACCATGCTTTACGTCTAAACTATGTTAGAAGATCAACTTAATGCCAGCTTCTAACGGTTCACAAACACGCAGCAAGCGCGCCTACGTGTCAGCCTTCCCGCCTGCGGGAGATGTGCCATTGCGCTGCATCCACGCTTCGATCACATTGTGGATGGCGCCTAGTGTGGCCTCTGTCTGATCTGCGAATGCCTGCTTGCCTGTTAGCTGCTTGGTAAGCCAGCACACGTTACGCACGACTTGCGCCATATCCTCATCTTGTGGACCAAACTGCTTGACTTGTCTTTGCATATCGTTCATACTCTCCTTTGCTCATGTTGTCCCTGCCCTGGGAACATTAGCGCACAGACGGCCTTCGGGTCGTTTTGTGCTTATAGCAAGTCCATATTAATTTCACCCTGTGGCATATCCTCTACATCATCATTCAAGTCTCCCCATTCAATTGCCTTACCACCATTCAACATCACACCTGACCAGGGATCGATCTTGACCTGTGCGCCCCGGTTGCTTGCGCCATAACGGTTGTGCTGCACACCGACTGTCATCATGTAGTCAGGATAGCGCTCGTTTGAATCAGCTTGCTTCTTTTGCTTGTAGCGCACATACAACATGGTATCGACTGCGCTATCTAATTTGTTACCACCTGTCGCACCACTATCGTGGCGCTTGCTGTCACTGCTGTCACTGTCGCCTGTCTTGACCTGTGACAATAAGCAGGTTGCTATCTTCTCTGTACGACACACATTCTCAATGCGCGGCACGTTCACGTTCATGATCTCGTAGTCGGTGCCTTCGCCCATCCGCTGCAAGTGGTCAATGCCTACAAACTGCGTGCCATAGCGGTTCATGTCATACAGCAGCACGCGGTGGTAATCATGTGCTGATACCAGCGCCCCGCCTTTGCGCGTCTTATCATAGATACGCAAGCGACTACCAAAGCCATGAAGCTGCTGTTTGCCTACATCGATCATCTCTTTTTGGATAGCAGGCAGGTTTCTATAGTTGCTGCCCATCTGAAGCAAGCGCTTCACGCTGACATGGTGTGTCTTTATGCGCGGGTTATCATCGCACCACTTGTCATACAGACCTTGCTCATGCAGCCAGCGCACGCCAAGCATCAGGGTTAGTTGCGTGGTAATGGCTTCTCGGTTGCTCTCAAACATGAACAGCGCGCAACTAATGTCACGATGCGATAGCCCTAACAGCATATTGAGTAGCAGCGTTGTCTTACGCATCTTCATAGGGGCAACAATACTCATGAACTCACCCGCTGTCACACCGTCGTTCCACCGATCCAGCACATCGACATCTGTGAGCATCATGGGCGGTGGTGGGCTTTCCAGATGTGCGGTTAAGTTGCCCGATAATTCCTCTGCCGTCTCACCTTCCAGCGTGTGGGCGGTGCTACCTGCGATAGTTGCCATTGCCTCTGACGTAATCTCTGCCGCATCTTCTCCGGCTGCCGTGCGTCGTGCTGCATTCTCATAGGCGTACATCTGCATCCGCATGTCGCCCATGTGTTTTAGTTCTTCCAGGTTCGCTTCAAAAACCTTGCCGCCCAGCTTGGACTTTGCCGGGTCGTAGCCAGCAAACATCATTTGCACGTCGCCTGTATAAGCATCATTGCCCAAGACATTAAGCAGGGTTGTAAAATGCACAGGTTTTTTGTCTGTTCGCAATGCAACCACCGCTGCATAAATGTCACGCAATGGCCCACGTGGAAAGTGGCGCGCTTGCAAGCCCCTTGATAGCCCTGTGTAATAGTGCGTTTGCTTGCCTGTTTTATCTTCCTCTGCCACGATCACAGGCAGGACCACCTGCGCTAAGCTCTCCCATTTGTCTTCGCTAAATGGCGTGCGCGGCGTGCTGCTATTGGGTACTGTCATGCTGAATCCTCCATTGCCATCACGCTTTGCAGGCGACGGTATCTATTGCTAATAGGTGCAACGCTGCGGTTGTAGGCGCTGGCGATAGTCTTACCTGCCTCTGTCTGTGTCAGGCCGTCGCTCATGGCTTTGGTAAGCAAGGTCGTCTCAGCCTCCGTCTGCGACATACCCAGGCCTTTGCAATGCATCGCTGTGTTGAACAGCCAGCTATTGCGCTCCCCTTGCCCTATGCTTGTCTCTAAATAGGTTTTTACATAGGCATCGATCTGACCATCGTATTGCACGCTCGGTAGCTCACGTTTGATGTGTGGCTGTGCCGGTTGTGCGTAGTGTGCGAACTCTGTATACAGTTCATCGAAGCGGTACGGCGGGAAGCACATGCCTGTACTAGTTGGCTCAGTATCGATATAGACCACTTCACACAATGGCTTGCTATCGCCATACTTCTCTTTGACGTTGTAGAAACCGGGTAGTCTTAAAATGCGCGTCACGTCTTTGACCTTGCCATCACCACCATAGCAGGCTGCGATACCTGCAAGTGTGCGCTCAATAGCAGGCAGGTTATCTTGCACAGCCAGCGGTGCATCTAGCAGGAAGTAACCGTGATAGCCACTGCCGGAGCGTACCAGGACGTGTGGCTCAAAGCCTGACTTGTCTAAGAAGTCGGTGCTATCCTCTGCATCCACATCAAACCACAGCGCCGTGATATGCGAGATGTCAGCCTTGCGACTGCGCTTCTGACTGCTCAGTGCGACACGAAAGTAAACGTGCCATCCCTGCTCATTGGCAGCTAACAGCTTATCAATACCCGCCTGCTTAATTTCAGCCAGTGGCATGGCGCGCCATTTCTTTTCGATGGCATTGCTATGTTCGTGCATCAGGCGCACTTCCAGATAGCCACCCGGCGCATTGCCGTAGAGTGCTTGTAAAAAGTCAGTTAACATCAGCCCGCCTGCCCCATCAGTTCTTCAATGGTCGGTGGCATATCGTCTTGCTGTTGCTTGCGCTGTGTCGCTGCGGCTTGCTTGCGCTGCGCTGTCTCATGCCGGAACTTCTGAATGTGCGTCATAACCTTGTCGGCACTCAGCGGCATAGCGGCGTTTTTATAGGTATGCTGATAATAGGCTTTGAACTGTGCGAGTTCATCGACACTAATGACCGGATCAAGCTCCATCAATTTAGACACAACCTTGCCAATACGCCCTTTTGTGCCTTTGTCTAACTTCGATGTGTCAGGTAGTCCGAAGAAGTCGCGTGCCACTACGGTAAAGACTTCGCCACGAAGTGCAGCTTTATTGGCCTTGTCTATATCCTGCTGTACTTCTTCTTGGGTAGGATCTGCGACATTAACCGCATTACCTGTCTCATCATTCAGCCATTCGTTTTGTTGACCATGACCATCGCCATAAGGCAATGCGTCATTAGTTGCTTCAAGTGATGTGTCACCTTCATGACGCACTGCACCGTCAGGTGCATTCTTTTCTATGACTCTCAGTTCAGCCGTTTTACTTTTTTGTTGTTCTTTATCTCTGGTAGTCTCTGGTAGTCTACTGTTTATAGACGTTTTCGGTTTGCGTATTTTTAAGGTACTTGCGTTCACCGTAATTTGTAGGTTTTTACGCGAGACGGAATCGTCTAGGTAATTACGCCTGACGCAATTACCTAGTAATTCCCTATTTAGTAAGTAGTACGTCTTACGGTTGCTGTCAGTCCAATAGATTACAAGATGACTCAATGCGTCGTCGACTCGCGCTAAATAGTCCTTATCTGACTCGCCTTCGTTACGCGTTGGGAAGTCTGTATAGTCAAGTAGTGGTTTTTTCTCGTCACCTTTTTTGACCTTCGTACCAATAACCTTGAGCGCGTTGTCAAATTCGCGTGGTCTAAAAGCAAGTTCTTCGATCCAGCTTTCACCCGGCTTGTAATCCTTGGCACTGCACACATCGCGGTACTTATAAAATGGCTTGTGCTTTTGCTTGCCAGACCAGTAAATAATCTGCTGCAAAAGAATCCCGGCTGTGACACTGCCTAGCATCTCGGCAAAACGTGGGCGATATTTGATGACTCGGTTGTCTTCATCCAACAATGATAGTAATGCTTCGTTGTCGCTCATGCATCACCATCCGCATCATTCATGATGGCTTCATGCGCCTTGTCGAATATGGCAGATGATTTACGCTTGCCATCTGCAAACCATTGCTTTACGTTTCTGCTGACATCATCTGTCTGTTTTTCGTCGTAGTAGTCGCTGGCTGCGTTGTAAATCACTCGCGCCATATCATGGCACATATCGATAATGGCCATTGCGTCATAGCGCTGTGGGTGAAGCTTCGCATTGTCGCAAAGATCTGCTATCTCCGCTGACGCAGACATGCAGTAACGCATAACCAACTCTGTTTTTGCTTCCTTCATGTTAAGTCTCCGTTAGATAATTGAGTATGCCGCTTGACACGGTTAGCGTCATGCGGTATGCTCATGGCGTGATGTAAGAACACAAAGCCCCACCTCTGATCCCGCAGGGCTTTTGACGATACACTTGCAAAACGCGCCTGGTGCTACAGGCGTTTTTGCTTTTAATGTACCGTCAACATTACCGTGTTCCATAGAATTTTGCAACCAATTCCTAACTGTCTTGCTTGGTCGTTGGATACTCTAGACCACCCGTACTATCCATGACGTTAAATTCTAAAGCCTCCATGTCGATCACAGCGACCCACTCATCACGCAGAACACTAAGCACTTCGCCAGTACCGCTGATATATGCATTGTAGTGACTATCAAGCACAGCGTCGGTGCCGGTGACATATTCGGTAATAAGCGCATATGTACCGGATTTCAACCGCACGATCTCGCCCGGCTCTACGTCCTTTAATTGCATGAAGCCCTTTATCATCATTCCTCCTACGCAGCCACGTCACTCGCAGCCGCTTCGATCACATTCTTGCAATGTGGCGATGCATCAAAGCAAGCACCGCCATACTCGTTGACGCGCACAAACCACCTGCCACCATGCGCGTACCATTCGACCGCCTTGACCGTCGCAGGCATGTAGCCGAACTTGTACCGGCTACGAATGCGCCTTGCGCTGCCATAGGCCACGACCTCCGGCTCTATCTCCACGCGCCAGTACACAAGCACGCTGTCGCCTTTTGCGAAGGCAGGCTTGATGCGCATGTCGGGCGGCGGGAATACGATAGCGTGCGATGTGCGGGTCATGGTTAGCTGTCCTTGTGTACCGTTAGCCCCTGGGTTATATCAGCAAGACTTATGCCAAACGACACTTGTATAACGCTGCGATCTTTATAGTCACCCGGCTTATAGTAGACTTCGATGCGATCATAATTATGCTCAGCCAAAGCGCGTGCCATCGCGTACGCATCAGCCAAGTTATTTGCTGTAAACGTAACGTCTTGA